GAATGCTGTCACGTTTGAATCCATTCAAGCTTGCTCCACCTGGGATGACGTCCTCAAATTGGAAAAAATCGGGACTAAACTGCAATGGGCACGTGAAGTTTTTCAACGCAAACCCGTTGCCGTGGAATGTGTGGAGGAGCTCTATGAATGGCAACAACAAGAAGTTGACAATATCATCACTCAAGGAGATCGCAAGGTTCGTGTAATCGTGGATCCCAAAGGTGGAATTGGGAAAACGAAACTTGCCCAATATATGGTGATGAAAATGGGCGCTTTTTACTGCACCGGTGGCAAAACGAGCGACATTATGTTCGCTTATGACAACGAACCGATTGTCGTTTTTGATTTGGCACGGTGCAACTCTCAAGAATTTTGGCCTTATCAAGCTATAGAGTTTTTTAAAAATGGGTTTGGTTTTAGTCCTAAGTATGGGTCTATGACAAAAAAATTCAAGCCATGCAAGGTTATTGTTTTTTGTAATGAAGAGCCAGACAAAAGCAAGCTTAGTGCTGATCGCTGGGACATTAAGGAAATGTCCTCTTTATTCAATTAGTTCAAACTCTTGCGAAGAATCCTTTTCAAACGCGTTAACGCGCGAAATAGTTAGCACCATACGCGTATCTCCTGCGTTCCCGAAGCGGGTACGAAGCGTGATTTCGTTGTCAGTACCTGACTCGGCCTGCTCAATACGAAAGCGCTGTTGGAACGTGTTAATGTCGTCGTTGTCAGCATGCTGGTGATGATCAACATCGGTATCAGAGCCGTAAACTGGGCTCTTCATAGTCACGATAGACACGTTGCCTTGCAGAAGAGTCTCGTCATTGCCGGTACTACCGAGTGTAGTACCAGTAATACGCTTGTGGTAGTTTACTTCCACGGTGCCAGCAAAGGAGGCAGGGAAAATGACCTCAATATGGCCGCTTCCAGCACCACGTACAGCACATCCAATGGAATTGAACTTACCAGCCTGTACTGTGCAGCCTGTCATGTTGGAATTGCTGTCTTCGAGAATAAACTCATCCCGATCCATGGCAAAGCCATACAAAGAGAACACGCGAGGCTTCCTAAGCACCACTCGGTAGCTGACATACAGCTCTCCAAGAACCTCGTTCTGAAGTTCCGTAGGTGTGGAAACCACAGCAATCTGGGTAACCCCAGCATCGTAATCGGATTTCTCTTTTCCACTCTCGAGGCCGCGAACACGGATGTATTTGTGACCGTCGCCCTTGATTTTGGACGGGTCACACTCCACACCGTGAAGAATGCGATCAACAACACGACCGTTAGACGTGCCATACGTCTGCATCATCTGCTGCTTCGACTGCTTGATAGCATCGTCAGCATTGTAGTCGGTTGTCATCAAAATGGTACCTACCTGACCATCGGACGAAGAAATGTTTTGCGAAAGCTTGGGCTTGTAGCAATACAGAAGTTGAATAAACTCGTACTCCTCAAAATTGCAGGCGATTTGAGACAGAAACGGGAATGACGCTGTCAATCCGGGATTGAGTTCAATCGCGGTGTTAGCGAAATTTACACCCGCTTCATTGCCGTAAACATCCTTGATGAATTCGGTGTGGGTTACCACCAACGCACCAGTTTCATCCTTACTGGTCTCAAACGTCGGGATGGATGAACCAAGTCCGTCGATCAATGAGTTTCCGACGGTGTAAGAGCCTCGTCCAAGAACTGGACGACTTGTCATCATGTTTGCACCTGTGTACATACCGGTTCCACCTATGACTGAAGTTGTGGCGTCTAGTCCCATGCTTGCCGCCTCGATTCCGGCGGCAATTTCAGGTTGGCCAGCCATAAGAGCCAAAGTAGCTGCACCAGGAGCAAGACTACGATTGACGCGATTAACTGTACGCGCACCCGACGCAATTCCATGTCGCAATTTTTTAAATCCACCCCAATAGCTTCCACGGCCGCGGACATAGCGGCGGCGGCGTCGGTATCGGCCTCGGCCGACATACTGGTCCGTGAGCCTCTGCTGCAACTGTTGGCTAGCGAAGGTAGCATTGACACCAGCATCACGAGCCTTCTCAATACGACGGACGAGAGCTTTAACAGACTGCCCGTAACGAAGACGGTTTGCAATGCGATTGCGCTGACGAAGATCATAATCTCGTGATGCTACAGGGTCAAAATACCTCTTTTGACGAATAGTACCTGCTGGGTAAAAGTAGTAAGGTGGTGGATTGTTTGCCATTTTTTTAGTGATGTACTTTTGGCGCAATTTTTTTGGCGCACTTTCCGAGAATTTTGCACCAAT